TCAAGAGGATTCTTGAAAATCTGACAAGAGTTATAAACTACTTTAAGTTCATCTGCCCAAGCTTCAGGTGAGTAACCACCTTCACCATGTGCATTACCAACTACATGAAACACATCATCTTCATCAGAATTTATATCATCATTCAATGGTGTGAATTGGATTTGAGTACTACTTGTTACTGTTGTTATTATCGCAACACCTCTTTTAGTTGTTTCTGTACTATCCCAGCACTCAACAACTAACCCAAGCCAAGAAGCATCAGGAGTAGGTAATCCTACTATATTATCAATAGCTAAGTCTACTGACTCAGTATTTGCACCTGGTGCTGCTATATTAGCATTTGCTTGAAAGCTTTGCTTTACCCAAGGTTGTTTGTGTTCGAACATTTTAAAAACGGGATCTGGAACATTTCTTGTTTCTTTATTAGCTATAACAGTTGTAAACGGAGTTACGTCCGTCCACAATTCTTTTACAACTTGAGGATCGATGTAAAAATTACGTCTATCCGTAAAGAGAACTCCAGATGCACCGCCATTGTGTAGATCTTTTGCTGCCATCTTATTATCTCCTAAAACCCTTCACTCAACTGCTATATAAGCCTTCGGTCAGGGATAGATTGTTTATTATTTTTTCCATGCCAGCATACCTTGATTAAACAACTGTTCATCATTCATAGGTGCCTGAGAAGTTCCACTTGTTACTGCTGTGGATTGAGGAACTTTCATTCTTTCTTCTCTTTGTTGATACTCAGCAACTTTTTGTTGTGATTGCATTTGTTCTCTACTTGGTGCATGATTCATTTCATACACTTTAAATAAAGTTTCAAATGTTACATTACTTGGATTTTGTAGCCATTGAATTGCGCTGTTTGCTTTATTAGCATCCCAGCCAAGAGTTTGAGTAGCATAACTTACAGCTTGATTTTGAGCTTGATGCTCTCTTTGAGCTTCGTATGCTAATGTTTGTTGCTCTTGTCTATATTCGTCTACTTTTCCATAATGATCAATCATATCGTCTCTATATTTATCAACAGACAATCTATATTTAAATGAATCGCTATCTGGATCATTGTATGCGTCTACCTCGTTGTAAGAATGTGGTTTTTCAGGACGATTTGGAGCCTGCAATGAATTCTGCTGAGCAGGTGGTTCATTGGAAGGCGATTGCTGTTCTAAATTTTGCAAGATCTGGGGGTTTTGTTGTATAGCGTTAGCAACAGGTCCCATCATGTTTTTATATTGTTCAAACTCTTGACTCATTTGATTAAGCTCACCTTGTGTCTTGTCGTGCTTCGATTGCCAGTATTCATAACGATCGGTATTTTGTTTTTCTTGATTTTGGACAGCATCAGCTTCACCAGCTAATTGTCCTATAGAAGTTTCAGCTGTTGGGTTAACCATATCACCAGAAACACTTAATTTAGGTTCTTCAGGCATAACGCCTGCTTGACCTATTGGTGCTTTTGCTGGATCTGTTGTTTCCATTACTGCCGCTTCTGTGTTTATTACGTTTTCCATGTTTCTCCTAGTTTGTCATTATCAGCAACTATTCATCATCGATACCTAACAACTCCTCATTCATAACTCTTTGAGGACTGTCGACTTCTTTAACAATAACGTCAACCTCATCCTTAATTTGTTTTAAGTGGTCATTAGTTCGATGTTTGTACAATTGAGATGCTGCTTTCATATCTGCTTCCAGTTTTGCTAGCTTCACCTCAAAGTCTTTTAATTCAACACGTTTTCTGTCATGTAGTGATTCACGCTGTGCAGTTTGAAGATCGCCTTTAAGTTTTTTAATCTCTTTTTCTGCATTTTCCATTTGAGATTGCATTTTTTGCATTTGACCTGCTCTCTCAAGAACACCTTCCATGTCAGCTACGTCTGTTTGTTTTAATAACTCTACTTGATCTATAACCCCAAGTGAGTATAATTCTTTATAGTATTCAAATCTTGCCCATCTGTTAGAAGGTAAAGTAGAACCAGATACAACTTGTACGTCATATCGACCTATTGTAATATCATTTATTCTACCTAAAATTGCATTAGTTAAATCGTCAAATACTAACTCATTAACTTTAACATCTTTAGGACCTCTATTAGGCTGTATAATTCTAAATGTTTTTTCATCTGTATATATCCATTGTATCATTTCTATAACAAGTAAACCCAATTGATTTAACATTGCTTCAATATCATCTTTTTTAGATCTAATACGTCTTTGACCAAACTCATCAAGTGCTATAGTTCCTTTATATGTTGTAGGAGCAGAACCTTGGTCACCTTGCATTAATGCATATATACCTAAAATTCTTTCTATATCAGATTTAGCTTCTCTTTCATTGTTATATAGTTCGTTTGGTAATGGAACAGGACCAGCAACAATTGGCTGACCTAATTCAGGATCAAACTCTATAACAGCAGTACCTGCTCTGCCCCACTCTTCTTCTAAGTTCTTTTTATCCATAGAACCTCTAGGTATAAGTAACTTAACATTAGTAGAGCTAGAAGCATGCGCTATAATTAAACTTCTAATTTTATTAACATATTCTTGCAAACCTTTAACTAATCTAACATCACTTTGAGGAAATGGGTTTCTATCATGATGATTCATTAGAGTAACTAAAGGATAAACAGAAATAGGTTTCATATAATCTACAATTAATTGATCTCCAACTGATATAATGCATCTAACTCTATCACATTTTATTTGAGTAAGCTGTATCATTTTATCCTCTACTAAGTCTTTAATAGTAATAGGAATTAATCTAGTAGTAGAATTAGGAATTGAACCTGCTTTTTCTTCTCCTGGTAATTGTACTATTTGCTGAGTAGCAGGGTCCATAAACTCATGAAACTCGCCATTAAACTGATCATACATTTGTTGTGTTTTTTCTACTTCTTGTTTAGCTGTAACATATATAGGATCTACACCTCTTTTATGTATAACAAATGCTGGATTCTTTAAATATTCCTGAAATTGCTCTTCACTTAAAACACGTTCTCTTGGCTCATAAGGATCATATACTCTGATCATAGGCATTTTAACTTTAGTAAATCTTTCCATTACTTCTAATTCTCTATCATCATCAAGAGCACTTACAGTTGCGCCTTTATTATAAGGACCAACTTGTTGATTGTATTCTGAATTATCTCTTGATGTTGGATAATTACCTAGTATACTAGTCTGATCTGCATTTTGTATTTGCTCTGCATAATCAGGATACTTTAATAATAATTGTGATTGCATTGTTTTCTTTGCAATAATAATATGATTAGCATCTTGACAAAATGGATCTCTTGATGCTGGATCAATATATACATCCATTGGGTCTATAGACTTAAGACATACTTCGCCTTTACCAAAATCACCATTCATATCTGGATAAGCCATAATACAGCCCATTCCTTTTACGTAGTAATCATCAATAGCTTGCTTTAATACAGTATTACCATTAGAGGTATCCCATATGTATTCCATTAAATCAGATAGTACTCTACCTGTCTTAACATCACTATCTTCCCTGCCTGTAGCTTGGAATCTTGGTTTGTTTGTAGTAAGAAGAGCCTTTGCTTGTTCAACCGCACTGTGTATTACATTTACAACAACAGGTGCTTGGTTTCTAGATTTTAATGTTTCTACTTGAGTTTTAGTCCACTGGACACCAGCTCTAAATTCACTATCTTCAGCTGCTTGTTTTGCCCATTCGGTTTTAGCTCCAGAGTAATCTCGTAAAAGGTCTTCTGTGAGTTTAACTTCATTATTTGTTTCTGGCATATTTTTTCTTTAATTAGCTAATTAAAATTGCTATAAATATAGAAACACGTTACACTGTCATCCAAGACCCATTTTGAAATTTATTACGAAAACTTGTAGTATTTTCAGAATCTCTGTCCGAATTACTGTGAAAAGGTGAGTATATACCTTTGTTTGCATAAAACATCCCATCTAGTAAATCATCATGTTTACCTCTAGGATATAAAAGTAGTTCATCTCTTAGTTCAATCATATTTTTAGTAATATAAAACTTTCCTTGTGCAAAGTAAGGTTGAAGTGTTTCTAGTCTTGATGACTTAGAGTTACGAGGTCTTTCTTTTATTTCCAATCCAGATATAAATAATTTTTCTTCTTCACATCTTTTCTTTACATACTCTCTTAGCATCTCCTGATAACCAACTGATTCTATTCTAGTTTTAACAGGTTTGTATACTTTGAACTGATCTATAATAGATTCTGCTAAGTTCATAGGTGTAGCCCTTTGTCTATAGTACGGAAGAACGAAACGATTACCATCTTTGTCTATTGCAATACTAACTATTGTGCTGAAATCAGCTGTTTGTGCAGTTGATGACGCAGGATCTACACCCATAAATATATTTACTGCCCTAACTTCTTTATCTTTATTTCCTTCAAAGTTTGTTAGCTCTATATAAGCTTTACTGTCTTCATGTATAATTTTACCTTCATAATAGTTTATATATTCTTCTTTAAATAATTGATCTTCATCTCCAACGATTTCACAGAGATATTCTCTATAAAATACACTAACACGACCAATTGACTCTAACTCTTCTTTCTTTTGCTTTAATTTTTTAACTGGCTGCCATTCTTCCCATAATGCTTTATTATTATCTAAGTCTGGCTTAAATAAGAAGTTTAACCAACCTTTCATTTCTTTTAATGTCTCTACCATACATCTTTGGTGTATAGGTGTACCAATAATTGCAATCCTACCTTTTATTGGATCTAATGATGGTATAGCAGACTGCAATAACCACCTTAAATTACCTTCCATAGCTTCTGATGTTTTTGTATTGTTCTCATCTTCTGGATCATCTACAATAATTAATGTAGGTCTTTGATTACCGTGTTTAATACCACGTAACTGCTGACCAGTACCTTTGCATATAATCATAGTACCATCTTTAAGCTGTACTTCTGTTTTAGCCCATGCTCTAGCAGAATTCATTCCCCAATATCCAAACATTTGCCTAAATGTAGCAGAAAAATCTAATACATCTTTTATAGTACCTAATAACTTAACTGCGTGGTCTTGTGTTCTAGATACTAGCACTATAAGCTTTGGACCTTCATCAAACATTATATGCCATAATGGAAATACACCACCTACTATAGATGACTTAGCATGTCCACGAGGTGCTATAATATTTATCTGTTTATTCTCTGATTTTAATAAAGATTCTGCAATAGTATAATGAAAATCAGGAGAAGCAGCAGAAAACATGTTAGGCATAGCAATCTTGCCAAACAATATCATATTTTTCTTTAATTTATTGAGTATCTTCTCTTTCTTCAACTTTTCTCTCTAGTTTTAATTTCTTGTCTTCTGATTCAATTGCATCTATAATCTTATTGCTCATATCTAATTCCATAGTATCTGTTGTTACTACTTTACCTGGCTTCATACTTAATAGATCCATAAAGTTATCAGCAACACGCAGCATATTAGAGACATCACCTTTTACTCTAGCCATATCAATAGCTTCTAACTGCAAATCCAATACTTGTTCTTGCGTAATACCTTTATCTATTAGTATTTCTTTTAGTTTCTTTTCTACCATGTCTACTATCCTCTGTTTTTTAAATAATCTTCTTACTGTAGCCTCTGGACACTCTTGATCTGGTCTATATATCTTTCCGATCATCTCCCAATCAGGCTTTTCACCTTTAATTATGTCCGTAACATAGGCGTTTACTGCGTTCTTAGCTCTAGTAGTCCTAGCTTCTCTGTCTTCCCACCTAGTTGGTTTAACATGTGAGTAGACTCCAGCTGCTTTATTAGGCTCATACAGAAACTTAGACTTACCTGTTACCCATTGTACCCCATGTGCACACTTAATAAAAGTTTTAGTCCTACCTTTCTTGTCTGTATAAATATTTTTAGACAAACAATCACTTACATATCCATCATCTGACACTGCAAGATCTCCTTCATCTGCATGTCTCCATTCTATATACGCATAACCTAGCTTATTAGCTTCATCTTTCGTATATACCTCATAGCTTCTTACTTTCCCAGCTATTCTTCTTTTAATTGTATCCATATACCTCCTTAATTCAAGAACATAAACATAATCAACATAACTAACTTGTCTATTAGCCATAATGTTATTAATAATGTTAATTTCTTTTCTATCACGTTAACTCCTACTACTCTTACAAACGTAATGCTCAAACATTACGTTTGTAGTAAGTATACGTTATCTCTACTTTCCACGTATTCTACTATATACGTCTACTCTTACTTTAATCCGTACTCTCCTTGTATTCATCTGGCGATATTTTATCTAACTTCTGTTTGATAATACGTCTTGCTATCTGCCTTTCAGCATCAAGCATGTCTAAATACTCTGAGAAGTCAGCATCTTTATGATCCTTCTCAAATTTACCAGAGCTTATATCGAATATAGCATATTTCTTTTTCTTAATCATAAATATAATATACAAAAGGAGAGTGCTATATATCAAAACTTATTTTAGAATGAGTGTGAGAGAGATTGAGGATACCTACCCCCCCTTGTTTAAGGGGTTGGGGTGTTCGATTAGGTTGAGTTGATTACGTTAGTTACATTCAACCTATTCTCACACACCAATCTATGTCCCCACCCACCCCACTCGCCTTGCCCAACACACCTGTGAGCTAACGCAAGTGTGTCCCCCAAGGCAGGAGGGGTTGAGACTACGACTATCACTATCCTTACACACACACGATAGACTACGTATTACTAAATCCATACATTGATTTGTGAGTGCTACACATTTACGTTGAAATTAATATCTACTCTTTGTTGGTGTGGAGTGTTAACTAACAGGGAGATATTATGGACAACTTAAATGCAGAAGAGATAACTTCAATGATAGCATCTAACGACTATTGGATCACTG